ACGATAGTAGCGGCGGTGCCGGATGTGACGATCTTCGATGACAGCAACAACGCCGATGTATCTGTGAAGATCGGCACCAGCGCTACGGAGTGTCTGACGATACAGGTCCTAAACGGTGCGGCGAACAAGAGCGCGGAGAGTGTGAACATCGTCTCCTCCACCGCCGCTGCCGGTGCCAACGCGGGGCAGATCACCATCGGTGTCGATGACGCCACGATTCTGACGATAGACGATGGGGGTATCAACGCGATCCTTGGGGCTACGACGCCCGCTGCGGTGGCAGCTACCACTGTGACGACCAGCGGTATTGTGTCCGTAGATGCCACTACGGAGTCTACGAGCACCACCACGGGGTCGATACACACCGATGGTGGCGTAGGCATCGCCAAGGACCTGATTCTGTCGGCAACGTCTACGATCTTCGTCGGCGATACTGCCAACGCCAACATGATCACCGGTTTGACGATCAACCAGGGGGCGAATGACAACCAACTGCTGGCTTTGAAATCGTCGGATATTGACACGGGTCTTACGTCCACTGCGATTGTGACACAAGAGACCACCGATGTTTTTGTCATACAGAAGACGACAGCGGCAGCGGGCGGTGTTCGTATGCAGGCGACGATGGAGGATACCGCAGGACAGCCAGTGGTATTGCAGTTTGTGTCTTATGGGGGAACGGCAGGTACGACAAAGACCAATGCCGGTGCCTTGGGCCTGGTCGATACTTATGTGTCTGAGCATAACGGCGCAAATGCATTGGCGGATATTACGGCAGATGGGAATATTGCCTCGTGGCGATGCCGTGTAAGCGGAGCTGATGTGGCGCGGATGGTCCTTGACGAAGATGGGGAGCTTCACCTTACCAACACGACTTTGGTTGCTTTGACGGACCGGGAGCGGGACGCTCATATCGCCCGTGCATTTTCGCTGATGCGCCACAAAGCCGGAGCGCCGGGGCTGGTACGCAGCAAGTATGACGAGGAAGTGGTCTATGACGAACAGTATCTTGTAGACTCCGGGATTCTTGGCGATACTGTCGCCAATGGCGGACTGTGGAACATCGGACGCCACGTGATACATCTCAACGATGGGCTCTGGCAAGTGTACAGTAAATTCCGCGAAGCGTTCGAGCGGCTGGAACAGCAGACAGGCCTAAAACTCTTGGAGACATGACGATGGCCGTGATGTGTGACATCAATTATGCAGGCATCCCAGTGACGGGTGCCAAGTTTACGGTATTGAGTGCATATGTGAAGCAGATCGCTACCCATGGGGATCAGGAGTACGCGGAGTTGCTATCCTACCAGACGGAAGTGCAGGCTCCCGATGGAACTGTGATCCCCATCGCTGAGTGGCAAAACCGCAAGGCGCAGGCTGTGGCGTTCGACAGCGCACCGCTGGCGCAGGCGGAGGCGGATATGATCGCGGTTCTTACTGCGATGGGAGCTACGTACATCACGGCGGTATAGGGAGGCGCAGATGGATCGGGAGGCTTTGCAGCAGAGGATAGCGGGTCTGGAGAAGGCAGCGCAGGAGCGGGTTGACGTCATGCAGAAGTCCGACGGGGCCTTGCAGGTGCTATTGAACCGGCTGGATGTGTATCGCGAGTGGCTGAAGGATATCAAGGAGAACGGACAATGTTCGGAATTGATCTCGGCATCGGAAACGTCTTCAGCGCCGTCGTCGCCGTTGGAGGCATAGCTTTTGGCTGGTGGCGCGGCAAGCAGCTGAAGAATCTTGTTGTTCAAATCTTCGAGTTCATCATGAAGCTGCGTGAGGTGCGCAACGTGGCCAGCGACGGGGGTGTGGACATCACGCCGAAGGAGATGGACGCACTCATCAAGGAGGCCGAGGATATTCTGAAGGCCGCAGTCCCGATGTTTACGTGGTGGGTAAACAGGAAGAAAGCGTAGGCTATGGACCACACATCGCCGGTTCCCGTCTCAGGCAAGCCGGAGATCGTGCTGCGCCTGCTGTTCGACTTCATGGTCCCCATCGTCATCGCCGTGATTGTTGGGATAAGTGCGTCGTATTTGACGACCAGGGTCCAGGTGGCAATACAACAGAGGGACATCGAGTACAACCAGCAGCGTATCGAGAATACACAGAAGAACTTTGACAAGCTGTCAACGCAGATGACGGAGTTTATGGTCGCCGCTCGCAAGGAGTGGAGGGATGCGGCCGAGGAGCGCAGCGAGATCTCCAAACAGTTCGCGGTGATCCAATACCGGCTTGACAGGCTGGAGAAGTGATGTGGACCGTCGCAGCGTGCGCGTGCATCATAGCGGTGTTCTTCTTCGCCGCTGTGGGCGCGTGGTTGTTCAAGGAGTATATCGTGCGGTGCTGGAATAAGTCGGATATGCTCAGGACGCCATCCAGTGTCCCCAAGCCCATAGGGCTGGTGCTGTATGATGTCGAGAAGACCCTGAGCGAGCAGGTGGTGAGTATGGCGACGTTGTGCAAGCGTATCGAGCAGCTGGACGCCATTGTCAGGCTGAGGTTCGAGGTGGGCGAAAGCGAGGACAGACGCAGTGCCTAAGTTCTCCGCCATCTCCAGACAGCGGTTGGAGACGTGCCACGAAGACCTGCAGCGGTTGTTCCGCGAGGTAGTGAAGTATGTGGACTGCTCAATATTGGAGGGACACCGAGGCCGGGAGCGCCAGGAGCAGATGGTTGCCGAGGGCAAGAGCAAGGTCCACTGGCCCGGAGGCAAGCATAATACTGAGCCGTCCAACGCCGTGGACGTAGCGCCGTATCCCATAGACTGGGAGGACATCCGCAGGTGGTATTACTTCGGCGGCTACGTCCAGGCGACGGCGCAGCAGATGGGGATACCGGTGAGATGGGGTGGAGACTGGAAAGGGGATCACGACTTTTCCGCTAACAAGTTCAACGATCTCCCGCACTGGGAGAGGATCGAGGCGTAGCCATGCCCAGCACAGCATCTTCAAGGACCATCGAGTTCACTACGAACCCAACGTATGGGCGCGGGTACTATGATGAGCAGGGGCAGTTCTGGTCACAACCACAGGCGAATGTGGGGACGCCGACGCTGATTCCTGGAGTCATGGGGAATCCTACGGTATTCAGCAATGTCGCCACAAGTGCTACTCCAGGGGATCTTGGTAGGGGGACTCCGGCCGAAGTTCCTGGCGGGTTGCGGCCTCCTACGGGTCTTGTTCTTCCGCCGATAATCAGCAACGCGATCACGGCAAACCAGGGTGGCGCTGGATCGGTAGCACCTACGCCGGTGCCGCCGTCTTTCGCGGCAACCATTCCGAACTATGGCACCGTAGATATCGCCGGGAATTTAATAGGTGCCGGCCCCGGCGCGGCGGCTGTTGGTGCGGGTCCTCCGGTGGGTGGCAACGGCACCGTTCCTCCCGTTGGGGGTAATGGAACAGCGGTTCCTAGTGCCCCGACATATCCCGTGAACTTTGACGCCCAGGGCGAGTTCCGCCTTGATGCCAACGGGAACAAGATATACAAGCCCGGTGAGGGGTATCAATGGACAGGCTTCAGTTGGGTACCGCCGGGGGCCACGTTGTATGGGCAGGCCGGTCCCGTGCAAGCTGGGGTGACGACCCCCACGCAGTTGCCGCCGATGCCTCCCTCGGGGCAGATCGGCGGGGGCACGGTGATACCGCAGGCTAACGCTATACGGGATGCTACGGGTGCCGTGACGGGGGTAGGTCTACCGCCATCGACGACGATACAGCCTTTCGGTGTGTCGACGGCTCCGCCACCTGCAAGGACAGAACCTCCAGTTCAAGGCCCGAAAAGCCCGTGGCTAGGGGTTCCTGGTGTTGATGATAAAGGAAATATCATTGATGAAACTGCATATACCGACTGGTACCGGCGTACCTATCCACCGGGAGGGACAGCCGGAGCCGGTGCAAGTGGAAATATATTAGAAGGGGCTGGGCCTCCTCCCGAAGGAACAACGGGAACTCCCGTTGGCGGTCGAGTTCCGATACCAGGATTTTCTGGGGGACAGGTAACAGACCAAGCATTATACAACGAATGGTATAACAGTTCGTATCTCCCTAATCAAACTGAGTTTGATAGACAGTTCAGCAATCCTATCGCCCAAAGGGTTCTCAATGGTAATAGTACGCCTGCTGATATGTCTATCATGATAAACGATCTTATGGATATTGGGGTGGATGTGCGCGACGAGTTTAGGATGTTTGAACAACAGGGACATCCTTTTTCTCCAGAAGATCAAGCCAAATGGGTTGGTGACGCTTGGTTGTTCGAGAATATGGGAGACCCAGAACGCTATAATACAAACAAGCCAGAAACGCTTGGAACTGAAGTCTCCCCAGGTATCTTCGTGGACGAGAATGGATTTATTATAGAAGGCGGGGCGAGAAAACCAGCAGTCACGGACAATGAAACTCCAGATGATCTTGCCAGCAATCCTGCGATAGTGATAGACCTACTCGATAGAGGTGAACTCGATAAGTCCGATCCCAGAGTCGATAGCACTATTACGAAGTTGACAAAGAGATTAGAGGTTGGCGCTGCAACGATGAGTACAGAGGAGATCAATCAGATTACGCAGGCCGTACAGGGTCTTCGTAGTTTGGGACTATCGGATTTTTTCCAAGGGCAGTTTGCTCCGCTCTATGGTGCGGCGTCGGATCTTTTCGACACGCTGACGCAGAACTACCTGACGCAGCAGTATAACCTCCCGGGGGCACCGGAGCCGCAGTACTACGGCTCCGAGGAGGTCTATCAGGGGGGTCAGCCTGCGGCGCAGGATATGGACTGGCTGCTCAAGGATGTTCTCGCCAAGACGCAGATTCCCCAGGCGAACCTGGGGACCGTAGGCGTCGAGAGTCTGCTGCAGCCGGATCGCTATGACATCCAGAACCCGTATATGCTGCAGCTTGAGGACGAGTTTGGGCAGGCGCAGCAGGATCTGGAGTCCACGCTTGCCGCGCGGGGTATCGGCAACAGCACCATCGCCGATCAGGCGCGGGCGGATCTGCTGAAGCAGAAGGAGATCGCCAAGGCCAGCGCGGAGATGCAGTTCCTTCAGGGTATCGGCGGGGAGCGTAGAGCCGACACGAGCACCGCCGCGAGCATTCTGGATCAGCTCTATAGCCAGCAGACCACGGGGTTCTCGGCGTCATTGCAGTTGGCGGATGCCTTGCAAAGCGCCATCACCACCGGCGAGACGATGGATCTCAACAGGCGGATGGCGGAAATGCAGCGTATGGGGGCCACTGCCGAGGATCTGCAGCAGGCGTTCAACAATGCCCTGCAGTTGCTACAGGTGCAGGAGCAGATACCGGCACAGCGGATGCAACTGACGGAGCAGCCGTTGTCTATGCTGCTGAGTGCGCTGTCGGGGACCAACGTGTCGCCGAACGTGCTGACGGGGTTGCAGACGCAGAGCCAGCCGGGGTGGAGTGAGTACGCCGGGTCTGCTCTGGGTGGGTTAGTGAGCAACATCCCCAATATGTTCAAAATTGCAATTTAACCGACGGTGTTATCATGGGTTTCGGCAGAGGATTCTTTGCGGGGATGCAGGATATAGGCCCCAACGTGGCGAGCCTGTTCCAGCGGCGTGCCGAGGCGAAGCTGCTGGGGCAGCAGCAGCGGCAGAGGGCGGGAGAAGCGTCTGTAGCGCAACGGCTGGGGATGACGATACCTCGCCCAGTGGGGCCAGAGAGGTTATTCGAGTTGTCGCGCATCTCCCAGGACCCGAATGCTGCTCCACTGTTGGATATCATAGGGACGGCGATGCGGCAGCAGCCGGAACCGCAGATGCCGGAATACAAGGTCATCGGTGACAGGTTGCTGGAGATGCCCACACAGCTTGGAGAAGCGCCAAAGTACGTTCCTGGCATAGGAGAGCCTGATGTTGACGCGGGGTGGACGAAAGAAGACGGCAAATGGGTTCATCCCATCACAGGCGAGTACCGATGGCCGTGGAAGCACGATTCCGACTTCGGGATGCCCACCGGGATGCCCGCGCCAAGCAGGGATAACACCGCAACAAACGATAGGGGATATCTCGTATGGGCTTTGAAGGAAAAAGACCCTCGTTCCAAGCAACTGAACGGCACGCGTGTCTATGATCAGATGATGACAATGGACGACATCCAACTTTCTAGGGGATTGGGCGAGAACTGGTTCAACGCCAATAGGCAGTATATAGATGTCAAGCGCAACTATGAGAACATGCTGGAGGTTCGCAATCTCAGGACAGGTCCGGGAGACTTGGCCTTGATCGTATCTCTTGCGAAGCTCTTGGACCCTGGGAGTGTGGTCAGGGAAGGAGAGTATAAAACAGCGGCTGAGGCCGCGATGGGATGGTTGAGGTCGCTTTGGCAGAAACTAGAAAAGGAAACTATAGGGTCAGCGCCATTCCTCAGCGAAGATGCACGGAAATACATCCTACAGGTTGGGCAGAAACTGCACGATGTTGCGGACAGGAGATACACGGATGAATTAGCATGGAGAAAAGAACAGGTGTCGGGTTGGGGCCTTGATCCGCAGACGATCTTTGTGGACTACCGCGAGGCTTATGAACGCAAACCTATAGGCGGTGGAGCACTACCTCCTCCAGGAACACCACTGTCCACAGAAGTTAAGTTGATGCAAATGCACACTGTTGACAGCATTTTGGAGCGTGTTAACAAGCATATACTGGAATTGCCAGAATGAATGAGCTCATAGGTAATATGACGCGACGCGAAGCGCTGGAGTACAAGCGTCAGTTGCTCGAGCGCAAGCGTGAACTGTTGCTCCAGCAGCAGCCGGACCAGTACGATAACAATTACTACGGCAACGAGCCCGCCATCGGGTGGGGTTTACGGGCTTTGCAGTCCTTTGCCTTGACGCCGGAGGGCAAGAAGAAGATCTTGTCGCAGTATCTTGATGACGGCGAGGAGATAGTGTGGCTCAAGGACATGAAGCAGCTGGGTATCCGCGACAAGCAGGGTGATTTAAGACTTACCGATCCCAGTGGTTGGGGTGACATCATCGGCGACATCGCCGACCTCGTAGGGTATCTGCCGGAAGTAGTGTATGGTACGGCTGGAGGCCTGATGGGTGCCGGTGGTGGCAGCATAGCCATGCCCGGTGTCGGCACGGTAGCGGGTATGATCGCCGGTGCCGGTGGTGGTGCTATGCTGGGGCGGGCTACGCAGACTTCTGTCGCCGATATGTTCGGGGCGCAGGAGAAACCTCCCGGTTTCGGTGCTCTCGGTGCCGCCTTCAGTCGAGGGGCCTTGGGTGAGGCTATGGGCCAGGTGGGGGCAAGGGCTGTAGGTTTCGGTCTCCAGCAGGCGGTGAAGCCTTTTGCCAAGTGGTTCGGCAAGATGGGTGTCAGCGGCGAAAATCAGGCGATACGGCAGGCGGCGAAGGAGTTAGGTATCCCGGTGAATCTGCTGCCGGCGTCGGCGCTGACGGAATCGAACATGCTGCGGCGTGGAGAGCAGTATGTGCGCCAAGGTGTTCTTACCACCGACATTATCAAGGAGCATATCGATGAGCCTTTCAACAGGGCTTTGTTGAAGTCCTTCGGTGAGTTGCGGGAGAGCATCAGGGGATTGCCAATTCATCAGGGGGAACCGTGGCTCTATCATCCCAACTTCCCGTTGAGGGCGGGTATAGATCTGGGGGACTTTGAGGATGCCGTAGTGCGGCAGGTTGTGGACTCCCGCGAAGCTACGGGGCATTTCATTGATGTGGCGTACAAGGAATTGACGAAGCTGGTGCCGGAGAGCACGCCGGTGGAGATGCCGAATACGGCGGCATTCCTGGGGAAATGGACCAGTGGTCTTGCGGAGTTTCCGAGTCTGCGGACGGGGCAGTTGAAGAATGTCGATGCTCTGGCTGAGGCGGTGAAGCAGGTCAAGGACCTGGGGCAGATGAAGCGCTTGAAGCAGCTCGTAGGGCAACTTGCCTATGACGAAGATACCTACGGCAAGATGGGCGACGCCTTGTATGCCAACATCATGAGTGACTTCGAGTACAACTTCAGCGAGGCTGCTTTGCCGGGGTTGCTGGCAAAAGTCCTGCCGGAGAAGATAGCGGAGCAGCGTGGGTCTGAGGCTATCTTTCGGTGGAAGCGGTATCTGGGGTTGGCGAAGCGCAACTATGCTTTGGACAAGTCCAAGGCTGTGAGGCAGGTCTTTGGCAAGGACAAGACGCCGGATCTGGCGTTATTGGATGACATGGCGGTGAAGGTGGCGAGGTGCAAGAGCAGGAGGGCGATACAGGCTTTCAAGCAGCGCATTCGTGCTGTCGATACGCCGGAAGGCATTCCTAGCGATCCCAAGGGAGAGTTTTTGTGGGATCAGATGAAGCAGCTGCTGTTGGATCGCATCATAGTGGAATCTTTGTCTGATCCTGCGGCTCTGATGCCCGGTGCCAATGTAGGGCAGTTGCACATGAGCGGGAGAAACTTCTACAACAGGCTCTTCGGTCCCCAGGGGTTAGGAGAGGACATCGTTGAAGAGATTTACGGCGCGGCGGCGAGTAAGAAGCTGAAGAATATCGCTACTGTCTTGTTGGATGGGACGGTAGCGCAGCGTATGTTCGCCAACTACTCCTCGTCGGGTGTGTGGTTCGAGATGCAGGAGATGCTCACCAGTGGCTTTTGGTCGAAGGCAAAAGCGATACCTGCTCGCTTCGCCATCGCCAAGAACATCGGTTTGCCGCAGGCGGAGCACAAGTCTATGCTGGGGCGCGAGTATCTGACGGAGGGCAAGGTTCCCAGCGTAGAGCACTTAGTGGAGTGGATGCGGTATAAGCTGAGTCATCCTGTAGACCTGCCGATGGTGCGCCATGTAGGTTTGTGGAGCCCAGTAAGGAAGGCGGCGCGGCAGACGGTGGCGCAGGTCATAGGACGTGAAGAGACGCCGCAGGTGGCACCTCGTGGGGTTCCGCAGTATTAGGGCTATATGTGTATAGAGTTCGCTGCAGCCGGGCAAGTGCCGGCTGTTTTTGTGAGGGTCGAGGAATGCCAGGACCGAGGCATCAGAACGACATCACGCGCATTATCGAGACGGATTATATACCCATCAGTCCCGATACATTGCAGCCCGAGACGGAGGGTGGGTTGGCACTGGAGCAGCACCAGGTGCGGATCTTGAATCATATATTTAAGCCCGTAGGTATGGGTCGTGGGCGTCCGAAGGGGTTGAGATACGACACCGTGATTTTTTCATGTCCCAAGAAGAGCGGGAAAACTGCGATACAGACCGGTGTATTATACGCCTGGGCAAGGACTTACGGTGGGGAGATATATTGTCTTGCCAATACCGAGGGGCAGGCCAAAGAGCGAGCGTATACCAGGCTGTATAACATGTTGAGGCACCTGGAGCGTACTAACCCGCTGCGGTATCATGCTGAGGTCGAGGACTGCCAGGCATTGGAGATCACGTTCAAGAATCCGTATGCCAAGGTGTATGTGATCCCGGCGATACCGGGTTCCCAGGCCGGGTCGTTCGTAAGTCTCAGTGCGTGGGATGAGTTGTGGGCATATAACAGGGAGGTTCTTAAACGGTTGTGGGCGGAGTTCAGTCCCATCCCCCAGCTTTTCGGGAGGAGTATGAGGTTTGTGACGACATATGCGGGCTATCTCGGGGAGTCGGAGCTGTTGTGGTCCATCTATGAAGCCATTGTGAAGCCTGACCCGCAGAAGGGCGACGAGCCGCAGGGCAATAAGGTCAAGGGGCTGGAGGATCTTCCCTGTTATGTAAGCGATGACGGCAGGACTTTCGTGTATTGGGATCATGTGCCTCGTATGCCGTGGCACACCCAAGAATTTCTGGAATCCCGGAAGACGGATAAGTCTATCCCGGCGCAGGAGTATTTGCGGTTATGGCAAAACCGGTGGGTTGCGGGTCAGGATGCGTTCATAGATATCGAGGCGTATGACGCCCTTGTGGTGAAGGGTAAGGCGATGGGCCTATTTAACCGCGCCACTTTCCCGGCGGATGTCCATGTAGCTTAGTATCACCCTGGACCTGGATATCTTGCGGCGCTTGGCTTCTTTGTCCAGGGCTGCGATGACGGACCGGGGCAGGTAGACGGGTATCATGGTTGTGCGTTCTTTCATCTGCGCCTCCGGTAGTTATGGCGCAGGAACTTGGATCTGGGAGTTTCGCAGCGGTGGACTCCCCATGCGGCTATGAGGCATAGGATCACGGGTATAAGCAGTGGCAGGTAAGTCACGAGAACCTCCATTAAGGCGTGTGAGAGGCTGCAGAAACGACGATCTCCCCAAACCCATACCGGGATACGGGTAAAGGGAGATCGTGGCGTTATAGGGCTGTTACCTCTTGGGTTTGCCGTTCTGATCTGCCAGGGTCCCGTATGCCGGCGAGTAGCGCCATGAGGCAAAGGGGCAGTAAAAGTGCAGCCCTTGGCGGTATCCGTCGGTGGTCAAAGGGTTGGTATAGTCAGCTCTGTAAACACCGGCCCCCGTGCGCACGTACTCGAAGCCTCGCGCATAGCCCATGTTGCCGTGGGATTCTGTCATGGTCGTGTCACTGCGCGGCTGATGGCGGCCAACGCATCATCAAGCGCCTCTCGGGTCTCTTCTTCGTCGTAGTCGCCGGCAAGCGCCTCTTGTGTAACTCGAGCTAACGCTTGCAGGGCGTGGAGCAGCTCCGGTACGGCCTCTGGGTTGACCCCGGCACAGGCGTTGACAAGGGCCGCCAGAATTGCGGTCTTTGTCTCCTCCACGGTCCGGGAGCCGGTATACATCCTGTATCCGCACCGATGGAGAACGAGGTCTCCATGCAGCCCCACGCCCAGGACCCCACCGACAGTTTCGTCGTCGGTGGCGATCACCCAGTCTTGCCCGGGATGAGCCGCGAAGATTTCCCGGGCTTTCTGGATCGCCTCATAAGGAGACGAGTAACTAATTTTCTTCATCCCTTCCCTCCTCGTGATAGGTTAATGTGCCCGGTGTTTGGTCAGTTCCCGGCACACCGGGCTGGAAGCCGGGGGAGGGCAAGCGCCCTAAGCGGGTTGCCCGGACGGTTTGACTTCATAGAGGGTCCACCATCCGCCAGCTATGATATAGCCGATGTGGAGAGTTGTCCCATCTTTTGTGTCTACGTATATCTTGCGGGCCTGTCGCCTGTCGAGGCGTTCCATAAGTTCCTTGCGGGGATGCGGCCCCAAGTCATGCAGAGTTTCCCCGTACTGGTTGATTGCCATAAACGTTTTCATCGGGTTGTCCTCCTGGTATCAAGTTGTTCCAAGCGCAAGTCTTGCGCATGGCTACGCCGCTTCTCTGCCTTTCCTTTTACTGTGTGGCTTTGGCGATGGCGGCGCGAGCAAGTTCCACACCGTATGTGTCCTTGGGGAAGCACATAGGATGCTTGGCTGTGTACGCCTCTGCTTTAAAATCGTGCTCGGCAACAAGTTCCTGCAGCGCCTCAAGCAGATCAGGACTTGCCGCTATCAGGCGGGCGTTGGCAATAATTTGATCGGAGGAACGCTCAGGCCATGAAATGACGGCGATGGGCCTACCACGGCTGTCTTCGATGGACCCGCAAGGCACATCCGTGCCATCTTCCGCAGAGTATCTGATGGGCTGATGCCATGATCCCGGTGTGTGCTGGCTCATAATTCTCCTCCGATTTGCCGACGTATCTCGCTGGCGAGCCGCTCGAGCAGTGGGCCCTCCCCGCAGATATCAACCAGTCCCCCGATCAGGCGACGGTTGGGGCTGCCATCCGCGGTCGGCCAGTAGATGAGCTCGCGCCCGCCTACATGACCGATGTAATAGGGCCGCGCCGTGCGGAAGTCGTATCCACATTTCCCGGTCCGCAAGGCGGCGGCAATCTCCCGCCCAAGGGCGCGTAGGTCGCCCTCAATCCGGTGCCATCGGGGGACGGTCTCTGAGTAGTGACGGTCAGTATTGACCGTCCGCTGCGCCTCAGCCTCCCAGCGGCGTAGCCGCTCAACCTGACGTTTCAGTCGCATGTTTCCTCCCGCCGGCGAAAAGCATGTGGATACCGCCGGAGGGCGATGCGGGCCTGGACTCCCGGGGCGGCGGCATTGCCCAAGCAGGCATGCCAGCATCCCATGGGGAGGATGTACTCGTTCTCGTCGGGGGACCAATAGGCCTCCCGGTCGCACCGATCGACTAGCTTCTCATACGTCATGGCTCAGTCCTCCTCGTATGGGACGCCCAATACATCAGCGTCCCGGGTGCACTCCGTTATCTCCAGCCCGCGCTTGCGGGCGATGTGCAGGCAGTTCTTGCACATCTCGGGCTCGATCCTAACGACCTCACCCGTGAGATAGCAGGGGCTGCGCCGACAGAGCCACCAACCAGATCGAGGGTTTGGCAGGTGGCGTTTTCTTGAGCGGATCATGGCTGCTCCTCCTCATAGACGGATTCCAAGGGTACGATACCCAATTCAGCAGCTCGCCTGGTAAGACGCGAGATGTCCCGCTTGACAATGGGAATCCACTGGATGCAATATGGCCCGTGGTTAACCGGGTCATCGGGATAGTAGGCGTACAACTCGAGGTTGTGATGCCTGGGGGTCAGGCGGACAATGCGAAAACACTTGACCCGACGGTCAGTATCAGCATGCCATGCCATGGTGCTCCTCCTCTGTTATGGCCTCATCAGCACGGGTCCATCCCGTGAACGCCCCAGGAGGGGCGTTTCGGCAGGGTCAGCGACGTCCGTCTCTCACGTCACTGACCGACAGTGCCGAGCACGTCGGCCCGTAGGGATGATAGGAATGCCCCTGCCGATCGTGGAATATACCGTCTGCATCCGAGACGAGGAGTGTGCGATCGCTATAGCCTCCCTGTCGCTGGCAGCCCCGGTGATCCTTATCCAGGCAGGCCTCGACCGCTGCAACTATCCTGTGGAGATGGCGGCATCCGCCCCGGACGCTGCCCCAGGTGGTATATACTGCATGCATCTCGTCCTCCTCTGTTAGGATGCCTACTATGCAACTTCGTGGATGTACGCAAGCGCTTTGATGATCTTCCCGAGGTCGGCAATGGCAATACGTACAGTTTCCTCGGGGTCAACATTGGGATGTTTATCTGCAACTGTCTGGAGATCATACTGCAGGTTGCGCAACTTTTTAATGTTGGCATTCAGCGCAGTTGCGCTGAGCTCGTCCATACCTGCTTTCATCTCGTCCTCCTACTAAGTGGTAGTTAGCGCAAGCTCTTGCGCATGGGCTACAGAGCTATTGTCTCAACATAGGGTGGCAGTTCCCGGCCTGGAGCTAAGTCCGCAGCCGTCAAGTATGGCCCCGCAGAGATGGGCCACAGAAATCCACGTCCGCCACCGGCCTTGCGAGCGGCACGGTCTAGAGCCCGTTCTGCCGCTGACCTTGTAGGGAAATAGGTGCGCCCGTGTTTGGCCCGGTTGCGATACAGCCGGGTGGCTTGAGAGCTACCAGTCAGACTGATTGCCGCGCCATAGATCGCCATCCTCTTGTCCTCCTCTTCGGGTGTGTGCTACCATGCGCACGGCATATACCCTGCCTCAATGGCGTCCGCTTCCCTGTTCTCGGCTACCCATGCGCTCCAGCACTCGGTGCACTGGGTGAACTTCCCCTTGCGGGCGTACCCAATGGTGTCACCCTTGCGGATCTCATGACCACAGGTCCCCCGACTGTGAAAGCGGGCTGTGATCTCGGCATAGTCGGAATACCTTGCGCTCATCTCGTTCTCCTCTAGCCGTAGATGTGAAACGTGGACCTTGGGTTGTTCACTTTCTCCGAAGCGATACCACAGAGCCACTGGTCAACGTCGGCCTGGTCTGCAGGCGAGTCTATCGCCCCCTTAAGCCACTGTAGATACTGTTTCCAACATGAGGCAAATAGGCGGTCTGTACCGTCGAAATTCGCGCGCGCGGTCTTGCGGTCTGGGATTATCATGGCTCCTCCTCCTCGGTTATGGCCTCATCAGTACCGGGCTGTCCGGCAGACGGGCCCCCAGGCCCGTTTCGGCACACGTCAGGCGGTGAGATACGGCGTGCGGTAAAGCACCTTGACCAGATGGTTCCGGACTTCATCGCGCGTCCACGCAGGGCTAAGACGGACGCCATGCGCTAACTCCATACCTGCAGGCGCCTCCGAAGCAACATCCAGCTCACCCGGCGCATAGTATGGATAGAACGCCCCCCATTCATTCATGCTCTGCTTTCGATACCATAGATCCGCAAGTACCGCTGCGTCCGTATGCATGTTCTGTGTCGCTGTCATGGCTACTCCTCCTCTACGTTGGGCCTCTTCAGCGTGGGTCCATCCCACGGACGCCCCAGGAGGGGCGTTTCGGCGCGGGTCAGGAGCGGGAGAGCCGACGGATGATCTCGCCCCTCTCCTCCAGATACCGACGCCGTATATCCCCATATGTCGAATCGTCGGGTGCCGTATGGTCCAGCGCCGCCGCCACGGAGAGCAGGCGATTCAGACGGCTATGTGCCTCGATCCTCAAGTCCGCCTTCCTGAGTTCTGGGATACAGTTCATGGCCTTTACCCTCCATCTAGTCCTGCACGGCTGCTATCGAATCCACCACCGTCGGCCTGGATGACCGACACCACAATATACGGCATACCCCATAATATGTCAAGCGAAATCTGCGGCAGGAGAAGAGAAAGGTCCACTGGACCCTGTACCCCCGGCGTAACCGGCCCCCGGAAGCATGGTTTTGGGGCATATGACCCACAAAAAATGCGGGACGTGGAGCCTACAGCTCGGCGCCTTCCACCCTACGCTCCAACAGCTTGGTATCAAGCTCGGCAAGTTTACATATGAGATATTATCAACGGTTGCCGGTTCAATATTTACAAGGGTTTACGTCGATTGACCACCAAGTGGAGGGCCCGACCCCTACAGGTTGTGGGTGCCCCGGCCCCTCAGGAGGCGCTTGCCGCCAGGCCTGCTCCCCCCCAGGGGGCCGGAAGCGTTTCCCGTTTGGGGTATGGCTATGGGTCCCGATTCCGTGCCGGTGTTCATTTCAGCCAGTTGGTATGTCTTCGAAGGGGTCTAGGGCGCGCTGGTGCTGAAATGCGTCACTGTGCGGTTGTCCCGCTTGGTGGCAGGAATGCGCCAGTTAGCTGTGGTGTCTCTGCTCTGTGTGCGGTGTTGTCGTAGCCCGATGGTGGTGTTGCGGGGGTAGTTTTAGGGGGTCCACTGGTGGGTGTGGAATGTTCTGTAACGGTTCTGTAACGGTTTGACAAAGTTCGAAGGTGCTCTATAATAGGGGCAGTTATTTGAAGCTGTCCCTATTTCTTCAGCTATTTGTCCGGTAGGGAAGTCTGCCGGGCTTTCATTTTCGTGGAGGCGAAGATGCGGCAATATCTCACGAAACAGGAAGTGGCGGAGCGGTACCGAAACTCCGTTCACACGATCAGCGCGTGGGTTAAGGCAGGGTACATCCCTTACGTCCGATGCGGCAGGCTGGTTCGGTTTGATGAAAGTTCTCTGGATCTATGGGACAAGCAGCGGGTCACTGATGGGCGGAGGTGCTACAAGATGTAGTGGTATGGTGTTAGGGATTGCGGGGTTAGTAGTTCGGGGGTATACAAGATATGGTGGTATCAGTTAGGGGGCCGGTTTTGTCGATCCACTCCAGGATATCTTCGAGTGTTTGGGCGTAGAATGTGCATCCTGCCCAGTAGTATCGGCCTTCTTTCTGGTTTGGGATATAGGTTACTCCCCAGCCTTTATATGCGAGGGTCCACTTTTTTCTATTGGGGGTGGTCTCTTTAGCGATCGCATCGAGCTCCTTATCTGTCAGCATGGGTGTCTCCTTGGGCTTTGTCCGTATCTGGAGCCGTATTTGTGGAGATCGTGCGTTCTGGGGCCTGTTAGGGGCCTTGTAGGGCATTCAGCGCCTCCACCAGTACGGCTCCGGGATGATGCGCCACAGTATCCAGCAGGCGGGTATCAGGGCCAGCGGCAGCCACCAGGGGGCTCCGAAGACCCACAGCAGGCCCCAGAGGGCGCCGGTCTGCGAGTAGAGCTGGAGTCTGCCCCAGGCGTGGTGTACGTCCGTCAGGGGCCAGGGGAGCTTGGACTGTGGCCGCTTGTAGCGGACGGCGTTGGTGGTGTCGGTCATCTTCTTGGCATAGACACCCAGCAGTATCAGGAACGTCAGCAGGTAGATCATGGGACCTCCTTGAATAAGCCCGGTGCCGATCCGAGAAACGCGCCTCCGGGCCACTGCGCCACGTGGACTGCTCCGTGTGGGTGAAATCGGCCTTACAATCGTGCAGGCCCTCAACTGCCTGTTTCAGGGCCGTTATCGGCGATTCCGTCATCGGACTTCTCTGGATCCTGCACCAAGGCGCTTCTCAATCCCTCAAGACTTGCAGTCAGTTTCGCCATCAGTGTGGCGAACTCAGCACTGGACATGGGAACTGGCATCCTGAGAATCGCCTGCCTGCTTCCCCCTAAGAAGATCGGCAGATCGAAGTCATTGCGGTCCTGTGCAATCGTAGAGGCCATCGGCTTTTTTTCTTCCGAAAACGAGCGGGACTCAGAGGACGTAGCGCTCGCAGACCAAAGCATTCCTGGCGAGCTGCAACTCGTCAGTGAGCCCCGTGATCTACACGAGGGTCTCATGCCTTGATCCGAACCCGTTGAATCCAACAATTTCGGTCACAGCATGGGGCAAGTCAAGAACTTTCTTCGAGAGGAGATGCCGATAGGGCTATCCCGAAGAAGAAGTACCCGCCCCCGCCTCCCGGCTATCGGATTGAATTTCGGTACCAGGTGAAACTTCCTGATGGGAGGGAAGTCACCGCGCCCGAATTGGGCGTGAAGGGGATTCCAATCACCGTGAAGGACAGTAGCTAACCCTTTTCCTTGGGGCCTGGTCCGTGCCGGGGTGATCAGGCCCCAAATTAGGACACTACCCGAAGTTCGACCTTCACGACCCGCAGACCGGCACGGTAGCACTCGGGCCAGGAGTCATGAATTACCACTTCGGCCCACCAGCGTGCACCACGGGCTGTCGGCTGGAGCCTATCCCACAGTTTGTCGATCTTCGCATCGTAGATGGTCCACCTAACCACAGGAGGCCGCACCACAGCAGTCTCACGCGCAAGCTCTTGCGCTCTCATCGGGACCTCCTCGGAAACAGTGCCATCGCGGCCAGGCGCGGGGATCATCGCTCAGGGGCATCGCCGGTGTCCTATGGTTCGTATGGCTCATAATCACCTTCTGCGAACATACGTGCGTGTTCATCGGCCTCAGAGTCGGTTGTGAATCGACGTCTTCGTCCTCTCTGCGCGTTCTGCCAGAACATCATGCAGAAGTTGGCTACATCCACCACCTCCGCTGCCGCATCTTCTTCGTTGCCCTCCCTGAGTTCTTTCGCCACCTCGTTGACTTCCTGGCGGATGCGCTTGAGAATTTCGTCCAGGGACATATACGACCACCATGTCTTGTTCCTGTTCATCTGGAGCACCCGCTCCATCGCATCACAGAAGGCGAAGTCAAGCAGTGCCATCGCCGGTGTCCTCCTTCAGGGTCTGTCTATAAGCGTCGTCGATAGCCTGACGCAGAGTTTTCCCTTGGCCGAGAATACACTCTTCGGTCAGGATTCCGTAGTTTCCGTCCCGGAAATGTGCTATACCGGTCTGTGTTGATAACCAGTTGAGTCGCTGTTTGTCTGTCAGTCTATGCGCCATCGCCGGTGTCCTCCTTCCTCGGGATATTCCGCGCCCACGGCATCCATAACAGATTGCGTGCCTTGAAGCCGAATTCATCTTCTGGTGCCACTTCTTCTTCCCACTCTGCTAGCAGCCGCACGACCTCGGCGAGGCGACGCTCCAGAGTCCGCATGTCCTGTGCTTGTGCTAGGATTAGTTCTTTGTCGGCCACAGACCCACTGCGCTCCAGGACCTCGTTGTTGTCACCCCCGCCGGTGGGTTCGCCAAGTTCGGCATACTTGTTATCGTCACTCCATGCGCCTGTGTAAGACTCCGGCAGCGGCGTCTTATACTGCGGATGAAGCTCAGGCAACGGGGCTATGTGAGCATCACCGCTATCACAGCAAGAGTCACCACCACCGCCACCCATACCACGAGCAACATCTTCGTTCCCGCACTCATCGCTCCCGTCCTTTCCGCCCCGGAGGGCCGAAATACCGTCAAGAAGATGCGCCACCGCTTTCTGCTCGGCGGATAGCCTGCGGTCGGCTTTGGCAAGAGCTTCCCTGGCCTGCGACAGTTCACTGCGCAAATCCACCACGTAGTTCTCTGGCTGGTAACTCTCACCGTCCAGAAATGCTCGCAGCCGCTCGTTGTCGGCGCGGAGGCGGGCTGCCTCCAAATACCAGTGCTTATACCGGCCCCTCAACCGGTTCGATAGTTGCTCCCGATCCGCCTCGGCTTTATCCTCCAAAACTATTTCCTCGCACCATGATGCGGGTAGTGCTTCGGCATGATCGCTCATGCCTCTGATCTGCGCCTCCGCATCACGCAGGGCGGACTGTAGTTCCCCGATGATGCGGATGGCACAGTCTCCTGCGCCCTCGCTCTGTGACGGCTCCCCTTCCACGTTGGCCATGATGTAGTTGGCCAACTTCTCGGTCTGGTCACTCGCACTCATCGCTACCTCCCTCCTGCTCGGCGGCCATCTGCTCCAGCCGCATTACCATCCCTTTGGCCGTAGCCTCATAAGGCGGCTCTTTGAGTCTCTGTATGGCCTCCCGCAGGGCGGACTTTCGCACCCAGTCGGCAAAGCTGTAGCACGAGTCGCAAAATGGCCCTTGCCCACCATCAAGATAAAGGGAACCATCGCCCATTCCTGCTTTACCTGTCGGCTGGTCACATTCACAACATCGCTCAATGCGTTCACCCATCGCTACCCTCCTTTCCGCCCCGGAGGGCGTCATGGGCAATTTCCGCTGGAGTCACCGGAAACCCTGAAGGCAAAGTCTCAATCTGCTCCAGCGCCTCCTGCAGCCGCTCGTTCTCGGCGCGGAGGCGATCACGATCATTCAACACATTTCCGATAATACGTGCTTTCGCCGGGTTCAGGTTCAAGGGGCGCTTTCCAAGTTTCACTTCATCCCAGAACCAATCTTGTCCGTGCTTTTCTTCATCACGGTAAATGGATAGCTCCAATTCAGCATCGACATATTTGTGATGTAACTCGGCATACTTCTTGTCTGCGGCCTCCTGAATTTCTTGTGTTCTTGCTCGTAGCCGGTCCCGTTCGGCCTCGGCCTGCTCCAGCAACTCGGCATACTCCTTCGCCTCTGCGGGGAGGTCGGCGAGGACAGTGTGGACATCTGCCAACGGTCCCAGCATATCCTCGCCGTCATCCAGAGCCTTGACGAGGCCCCGTGTTACATCCACCAGCGCCGCGATCTGCACATGGGCCTGCTGAAGCAACCCGTGCGCCCGTATATCCTCTTCCGACCACTCCCGACGCACCCGGGTCAGTTCCGCCTCGGCCTGCTCCTTCGCGGCCAGCAGTTCCCGTGCCACAGCGGGGAGGTCGGAGAGCGGAAGACTGGAAAGCCCATAAAGCGTGTTGTCCTCCAAGCCAATAGCATGATCACGGATCTTCTCCAGCGCCTCCACCAGCACCGCGATCTGCGCCTCGGCAGCATGCAGGCGGGACAGGATCGCCTGATAGTCCACACAGTTCTCAATAGAATGCCCGTGGTCATCGGTGAAATGATACCGCTCCAGTAGATCACACATCGCTATCGCCTCCCCTCATCATCTGCCCGGCCCGGGCATGACGGACCTCCATGTGCAGGACAGGCCAAGTATGGCACATATCCTGCATACTTTCCGGGGTGGTCGTCGGTGTCCTCCGGGGTCCCGTAAGCATTTTTATCACAGAATCCCGCCGGCACACCCATACACCACATTGGAACGGAACATTTGCCGTTCCCGTTCGTCAGGTGCTTGTGTTGCTCACCACATATTGCCATAGCAGCCTCCCCGCGCAAGTCTTGCGCCTACTCCTCCGTCACCCACCGGGGCACATTCATCTCCCGCCGACGCTTCAACGTTAACCCCATACCCTCTTTTGTTGACTCCAAACCACCAAACCTCTGCATCAACCAACCGTATCGAGCCGCCCTGGGATTGTTGGGACGCCCCATCTTTGTCCGAAGTCCACTGATCTGAACGGCAACCTTGTCCCCATCAGCACAGTCGCAGGCAGAATACTTCGTGTAAACCTGCCCATTGCGCTCTGTCTCGTAGAAGATCCGCCCCCCTTCGCAGTGTTCGCAACCCTCACCGATGGACGACGTGACCTTGCTGCCCTGCCGCAATTCCATGGATGCCTTCAAAAGCTCCGCCGCCGAAGGCATACGCTCACAACGCCGACACGCCGACGCCACCACCTGAAGCCACTCAGACCGCTTCAAGTGCTTCAGGATACGAAAATACTCCGCACCCCGGTCAGTGGTCCAGCGACTCGGCGCGAACAGATTTACCAGCCTGGTCAGCCCTTCGCTCCATTCGCTCTCGTTCATCCTCTTCCCTCACTCTCGCCAGCGCGGCAGATATAGCCTCTTGCTCATCGCCTTCGTGATTTAGGCGCTTACAGAGTTCCTTGCACTTGAACTGGAAGAACCAAGCAGCACCCTTAAATTTCTGCTTCTTGATAAACTCGTCGCCCCCATCCATCTCTTGAGCCCACAGATTCACGGCCCGCAATACCAGCTCCACTCCATCCACCTTAACCCTGGTGCTTATGAACCACCGTGCTCTACCGACAGATGTGTCAGGGTCTATCTTCTGTTGATATGCTTCAAGCACCTTGGAAACGTCCGGGTTTGGACCCTTCTTCTTCTGATCTTTAGAAGAAGAAGTACCTTTCTTAGTTTCTTGTACTTCTGATGTTGTTACTTGCTGTGTTACTTGGGTGTTAGTTACTGTGTTACTTTGGTTTCTGGTGACCGTCCAACTGTCATAATCTACAATAGTTAATAGCTGGCCCCGGTGTGTTACTTGCTGTGTTAGTAGTGTGTTAGTTACTGTGTTAGTTTTCGTAGTAGAATCTTGACATATAAGACGGTCCATCAAGGACCTGATCGTTTGCAAAGAGAGGCCCGTTTCGTGAGCCAATCCCCTGTAACTCGTCAGGAGTTGTCCACGCTTCAGGTGGTCGTTGTCGGACCAGTTTGCCATATACAAGATCCGTGTCCAGATGGCCCATACTGCCGGTCGGAGCCGTAGCGCAAAAGAGCCAACAAGGTCGTCCATCATCTGCCTATTGATAACCAGGTATGGAGGCCCCATAGGGCTCATCGGAGAAAAGAAAAAGCGCCAGAGAGAGTATCCGCCTGGGAAGGTAGACCGTCAACTCTGGCGCTTCTTGAGCGCAATATGTAACCGCGTCCCAGGCAGAATACTCCTGCCCTAAGATAAGCCCACATCGCGCCCGTGTCAAGGGGAATCATCGGTGCGCTCCTGGCGCAGAAGGAGCATTATACCCAGCAGAGACTCGCGATCCAGCCATAGTTCTTGTTTGTTGCCGGCATCTATGATATTTCCCTTCGTGCGATACTGGGTGGTGACCATGAGTTTGAGGCGATCCTCCCCGCCATCGTAGAGTTGGACTATTTCCCGACTTTCTATGCCGTCGCCGCAGTCCTGCCACGGCTGGTGATATTCGGCGATGCGCTCCATCACAGCCTTCATGCGCAAGTCTTGCGCCTCACAACTTCCTCAGTTCCCGCTGTGCGTGTCTGAGTGCTTTGCGGGCGTGGTAGGTATTGTGCTCCAGCAGCAGGCGCTCCAGCATCGCGGCGACGGCCTTTGGGCTGAGCACTTTAGGGGGATTGATTTCGTCCCATCCATAACATCGTGGCCCGGCAAGCACACTACCGCAGATACACTGATACTGCCTGCAAGAGGAACAGATTGGATCTCCGGCTGCCATCACGTCGCCTCTTCCATATCTGCGAGCAGGTCCGCGTCTTCAGGAATGTGCTCGTGGTCCTCTGCCAGGTCGCCATCATTCCAAGTGTCGTCAGTCCAGTTCGAGCTCCCGTAGTGATGCGACCAGACGTAATGACACTTTGGACACATTTTGGACCGGTGGAGTTTCCCGTCATCACTCCAGACGGAGATATGATAACGGCTGCCTTTCGGTATAATTTCGAGGCAACCCGAGCACACATGCTCTTTCCGGGCCGTGCGCACAGCCTCCGTCAGCATCTCAGGTACCATGCGTCCTCCTCATGCGCAAGCGCATGAGCGTCACAGCGCCATCTCCGTCTGCTCGGCATCCCCGTGCCACAGGGAGCCCAGGTCCGTGCTCCAGTAGGGGGTCATCGCGTCTCTGAAGCGGCAAGATACTCGGCCAGGCACTCGGTCTGCCACTTTCTCTCGGCGACGCCAAATGCGGCGGCCCATGCGGCGGCGTCGGCGGTCCATGCGACGGCTCGTGCGGCGGCCCATGCGGCGGCCCGTGCGGCGGCCCATGCGGCGGCCCGTGCGGCGGCCCGTGCGGCGGCCCGTGCGGCGTCAAATGCGGCGGCCAATTCCCCATCAGTTGCCTCTCCGTTTGCATATCGTCGCGCTACCGCAATGCAATCCCGTGGCCGCTTGTCGTCAGGGTGTTGCTTCTCGAACAGATGCAGCACGTGTTCTGCGCAGTCGCAGGCAAAAAGGCGCGCAGTCCGCTCGTTCCACGCTTCGATCCGCTTGATGAGACGGGCTTGGCGGACCACGATCTTGTCGGGGTGGTCTATGTAGTCTCCCTTTGCTTCGGCAATCCATATGGCTGGACCGAGCCAATTCACCAGATGCTCACGCTTACACAGATGGTAGCCATTCTTGCACGGCACCAGATCCCCAATAATGGGCGGCATCCACTTGCCGGGGCGCTTGCCCTGCGGAAGATGCCAGGTCCCTTTGCCACCGTTGTGGGCTGAACTGTTTTCATTTAGCACCTTGTACAGCACATTGCTCATGACTATTCCTCCAGAAAGAGACTCCCTAGGTCCGTGCTCCAGTAGGGCATTATCTCCTACTCCCCCTGTGATAGTTCCCATGGCATCGCCTGCACATTAGCGTCACGTCCTTGTGGATGTCCTCGTGGAACAAAGTCAGATAGTGCCGGTGATGAGGACATAGCTTCTCCTTGCGGTCACAGAGCACGCAGGACCCGTAGAGGGCAATGGTTACTTTCGTAAGTCTCTTGAAGTGCTCTGTCTTCTCGTACTTCGCCCGATCCTTGGCGTCCGGCCACCGCTTGGAACCCTTGCGGCCCAGAGACAGGAGGCGCAGGACAAGAGCAGCGTCCAGCCTCTGACTGAAAGGATCTGTCATGCGTAGGCCCTCAGCTTGCACTCCAGCTTCTCCTTGCCGTGGTTAGCGATCTGCCGGACTCTCTCCCTGCTGATGCTATCCTCTTCCCCGAGCTCGCGCAAGCTCTTGCGCGGACCATCGAATCCGAATATCCCCTTCACATACCGTGCCTCGCGCTCCGGCAGAGACTCTACCACGTCGCTGATGCGCTCACACAGGTCCTGCTCTGCTACGTCATCATCGGGCATAACGGCGTCTGGATCGAAGATGGTTTCATCCCATCGGATATCGTGATGTCCTCCGGGACTGGTTCTGCTGTGCTTAGGGTGATCAAGGCTCAGGTAGGATCTAAAGGCGCAGCACGCCCGAACCACTCGGGCCATAGGGATACCGGCAAGCTTTGATACTTCTACGAGCGAAGGTTCCGTCTCGTGTTCGGCAAAGTACTGGTTGCGGGTTTTGTAGATCTTGCCCATATCGTTCCTGACATTGGCGGGAACCTTGACGTTGTAATTGGTACCTATCGCGGTCTCTATGGACTGCCGTATCCAGTAGACGGCATAGCTGATGAACCTGATGCCTCTGTCCGGGTTGTAGCGTTTCACGGCTTCTACAAGCCCCACGTTGCCGTAGCCGATGCGATCCTCCAAGGGCAGTCCGCATCGACGGTGGTAGGAGTGCGCCACCTGAACTACGAAGCGCAGATGGTGGGTGATGAACTTTTGCTCTCCCGGTGTCAGCTCGCGCTTGTGCCCCTTGGGGCGGTTGGCGAGCAGGGCTTTCTGCTGCTCGTCCGTCAGGTGCTCGTAGCCGCCTAGATCGGCGTAGTAGTCTTCAAGACTGCGGGGAAGTTGCATCACGTCCTCCTCATGCGCAAGCGCTTGCGCGTCAGCCTTATGTGGTGGTCTTCGGCGCCGAACCGTGCTTCCCACGCATCCAGCGCCATCTTCTCGATGCCCTCGTTGCCCTGGTGGTGCTCCCGGCACAGCGGAAAAGTCTCGGTGTCATCGGCGCGTTTCCCGAATGCCCGGTCGCGGCGCTTGTGGTGGACCTCCACTGGGCGCTTGCCGCAGACGGAGCACGGGAGACCTGCAACACGGGCGCGGTACTCCGGGTCAACCTTGCGCTTGCGGATGCGCGTCTTCGCCAGAGGTTTCAGGGTGCTCTCCAGCCTCGCCCGTTGCACTCCGCGCAGATCGTAGTTACCATCTTTCCGTACAAAGGTGGTCCACCGAGAAACCCCTGGCGTTCTCTCCTGCGCTCAACATTGTGTGGTTTCGGTTGCTTGTACGGCAGTTCCCACTCCCAGGAAACTGCCTGCTCATAACCTTTGCCGCTACATCCTGAACATAACGATGGGGATGCCATCTTTTATCGTCCTCTCTCCGTTGTGGGATGCGCGTCGGGCTCAGAGGTCGCAAACTCCCGCCTTTCAGCGGTAAAGCCACAGTCCGGGCACGTGAGCAACTTCGGCGGATCGGGCTCCATAGATTGCGGCGTCCCCGTGTAGGCACCGCTCTTGCGCCGCTCCTCAACATCGTGGTATCCCAGGCTCTCGGCATCGGCCAGCACCTCCTCGACATTCTCCTCTGTTGCCACGGGGGCCAGCAGTTGCAGATTGCTCTTTGGCAGGTCCTTCAGCCGCTGGGGGTCCACGCCCAACTCCAGCACAAAACGTCTGGCGACCTGCATACACGCCTGCCGCCACCGCGACTTCAAGCCGAGCCCCCCGGATGGTATCGGTGCCGCGCAGTATGCTGCGAAGCTGTCGAAGTCGTGCTTGTCCCACCAGCCCTGGTTCTCGATGGCCAGCAGCGTCAGCCCCAGGTCGATGTAGTGCTCCTGCAGCGCATGGAGGTGCCCGAGAGCGGCTGCATGGGCGTCCAGCGCCATCTGGAGGTCCGTATCCGGGATAGGGCCGGTCTCTACTTCAGCAGAGATAGGATCTCCGGCAACGTGGGCATCGCCCTGAGCAAGCCCCATATGGCCTTCACGTGCTTGCAGTTCTCCTTCGTCCTGATGTCCGCGCATGAACACTCTCCTTCGTCGGGATAGACTTCGTAGGTCACAGCCTCCGGGGATGTGACAAGCCACGGGCCGTCCCCAGTAGGTGGCTGGAAGGTGTAGCCGTTGGGCTCGATCTTAGGGCGTTTTGGCTTGGACATCGGCGATTTCCTTCAGCTTAATCCACAGGTCCGTCACCTCGTCCTGGGCGATACCCAGACCTTGACGCTTGAGCTGGATGAACAGCGTAGCCGCTATGGAGCACACCTGGTCCCCGCCGAAGACGATCTCGCCCCGACTGACAGGTAACATTTCGATATACCGCAGCATCAGGGCTGCCGACTCCAGGCACTTTGTCAGTATGGCCGCGTTAGAGGCCAATACGGGGCGGTAACTGGTTGTTATGGGTTCTGGGTCGGCTGGAGGGGGATCGTCGCTTGTGGGGCCTGTAGGTGGCGTCTGCGGCGATTCTGGGGCGTTCTCCGCGTCTTGCGTGGAGTACGTCTTGGCCCGCTGGTCCGTCGCCGTCCACCCCTTCTTGCCGTCCTGCAATTCCGTCTTGCAGATGCTCCACGTGGAGGTCGGTTTGGCACCGACGCGCTCCAGGAAGTCCTTGCAGTAGGGCGTGGCGAACCACACGTAGTCCTCCTCGGGGCCGTTGCCTGCCTTGTGCTTGATATCGTAGAGGTAGGACGTGCCGTACTGCTCGTGGGTGAACTCCCTGGGCCCCGATATCAGGCGTATCGTCTCGGGAACATTGGTCCTGAACGTCCACTTGGGCTTGCGGTCTCTCTCAGCCATCGGTCTCCTCCTTGGCGTCCTTAGCGTCCTGAAGGTTGGGCATCGTCCGTCTCCTCTGATGGGTTGGGGAGGCCCGAACCGCTGACCAAGCGGCAAACCGCGTGAGGAGAATCACGCCGGGCCTCCCGGATCTTGTTCAAGCACTCTTTCCCCAACCACGCTTCGGCAGAGGCCTGGTAGTGCCACGGCTGGCGGGTCTGGAACTCGCCAGCGGGATCGCTATGTGCCCATTCGGGACGGTAGGACATCGTGGTCTCCTTAGTGCAGAGGATGCTGGCCGTGGGTTCAGGTTTCGATCCTAACCGCAACCGCCTCGTCGGGATATGGGGGCTCTGTGGATAAGCGCATCGCCCAGTATCCGGGCCCGGGGCTGCGCCAGCAGTGGACTCGCGAGATACCAAGTTGCTGCAAGTGCTCCGAGAGGTATGAGGTGCTCACGGTCGGCATCCCGCACCAGGTGGGCCCATCGCACATGCTAGCTCCGGCTTTTCGGAGGGCCTCCTGGACCGGTTGGGTCATCCTGTACGAGCCCATATTCCACTCATGTCCATGGCGTTGGGCCTCCTTGACCGCCTCGGCTATTGTCTGTGTGGTCATGATTCTCCTCCTGCAGCCGCTGGTCCGCGCCCCTGCTGTGCCCTCCGCTCGGCATACGCCAGCCAGCTCTACATCCCGAGGGCCTGTAGCACACCTCCATCGCGGAACCCCCACCAGCACTTCCAGCGGCTACGAGACAAGCCGTGCTGTGGCTTAGTAGCCTGGCCGTCCCCCCACAGCCTCAGCTTTCGGGTCGTCTGGTTCCCCACCCGTTGGGTCTTCAGGGAAGCGGCAGGCCAATATCCAAGCCCAGTGCTGTCCCATCTTCTTCCGACCGAGTTTCGCGTGAGCGGTGTCGCCGCCAGGCTCGTTGTGCCAGACTTGCGTCCGGTTTCGCTTTACGCGTGCTCGCTCACGTTTCCCCGGTCGTCGGGCCGAGTGCTTTCTGTTACTCGGTTTACCCAAGTGTGGTCTGCCTCCTTGAACCCTACTCAACAGAGTCGGCTTGTCTCGGTTCAGTGCCCTCCGCTCGGCATACGCCAGCCAGCTCTACATCCCGAGGGCCTGTAGCACACCTCCATCGCGGAACCCCCACCAGCACTTCCAGCGGCTATGTTTGGGCGATACGGCTTGACTTGGGGTTTCTTCGCGGTGTCCGTGTTCACCGATCAACCGGCGTTCTCACGCACGTCCCGCCCACGCGGATAAATGATCGTCACCATCGGGCCTGCTTGCCACATTCTTTCCCACGTAGCCCTGCAGTTGGCTAAGGTACCCCGGATGGCAACTCCGTTCACGCCAAGCCCCATCGCCCAATGTCAAAGAACGCAAGTCTTGCGGGGTGCGGCAGGCGTTTTGACCCAGGAAACGGGGGCTGTGATGCGCGCACAACCCTCTTTTGTGGTCGGATGCTCTGCCGCACCCCTTGTCTACCGGCTGTGAATCCGAAGGTGATACCACAACCGCTTCGCCGTCCGCTCATCGGGGTGCTCCTGTATCACCTCAAACAGGTTCCCCAACACCGCCTTAGCGCCACCCTCAGACAGGTTCTCTACTAGCGTCTTGTAGATGTTGGCGGCGAAGTCGTGCTCCACCCAACGGCGGTGCCTCCAACCGTCGGCGGCTCTGGCGTTGTCCACGCCACACGTGCAGCGGAAGGACTCGAAACCGCAGTCCAGGCAGGTGCCCGTGTCAGTTGATATGGCCGAGTTCATCCTTGATGATCTCCACGAGACAGGTAGGACAGATGGGTGCGTCGAAGCACGATATCATCAGGTTATACTGATAGATATCAGTCTCGCAGTTGGTCTTGAGCAGGCGATAAATCAGGTAGGGATCGCTCTTCGTGGTGCTGGATTGTAGCCGTATCTTCGGGTTGCCTACCGGCACGTTCACCTTGCAGCAGCGGTCACAGCGCGCTATGAAGCCCATCTCTCTCCTCTCTTCGGATTGTGGGTGCCGCCGAGATCCCGCGAGCGCTCTGCCCTTCGGATACTCCCCCGTTCGTCCGGCATCGCAACCCGCTCCGGTTCCCCAACCGTAGCGGGACTACGCGATCTGCCGGGTCTGACCTGTCCGAAGTGCATCATTCGGCAGTCCCCCAGCGGCACCCTATTTCTCTTCGTCCTCAAAGTCGCCCATACCGTGGACTTGGCCGGGCGTGAATCCCAAGATGTCGGCCCACCGCTCCAGCGTCCTGGTATGCACCGACTCCTGCTTCTCCATCTGGTGGACGGCGCTGGTGGTACACTTGAGCTTCTTCGCCATCTGTGCGACGGTGAGTCCCTTTAGGGTTCGCGCTGCCCTCAATTTGCGTCCGATCATTGCTGTGTCTCCTTTCGAGGGTAATTTAAGCCTTAGTCTTTGCTATGTCAAGACAAATCTTTGCTATCGGGAGAAAAAAGTAGGGTGCCAACATCCCCCATGCGCAAGTCTTGCGTATTTGCCCCTTGACAAATCAGGCACCTGCGGTTAAATTACCGGCGAGAGAGAATCAGGGCAGACATCGCATATTGGCCTCATACGCCTCTTGGGTCGCAGGACCATCCTCTGGTTCTCTCTCAACTCAAGGGGCGTTTTCTATTGGGTGATCCGATGCGCAGGAGACGACTATCCAAGAAGGCATTGCAGAGAAAGACAAGAAGAGAAAGACGGATAGCGGAGAACTACCAAGAGCCGGAACTTGCTAGGGAGATGAAGAACTACGAAAAGGCTCTCCTATTTCATGCAAAACGAGGGGACGCAAAGGCCATAGAGAGGCTTGCTAAAGCGCCGTTCTTCATTAAGCTTATATCTGTTGATTCGTTGATGAAGGATAAGGTAACTTCTAGGCGCAAAAATCCTATTGTATCTGAAGGTGGATATACGTATGAGACCTACGAGGAATATATTAACTCAAGTGAATGGAGGGCAAAAAAAGCTGTTGTTATAGCTACAGTAGGCGGACTCTGCCAGGTATGTAACGCTGCTCCAAAGGGTAAGCTGTTTCTTGAGGCACATCATAGAACATACGCCAGAATAGGGCGCGAAAAGGAGTATGATTTGACAGTTTTATGCACTAAATGTCACAAGGCATTCCACAGAAGAGGACATCTTGTATACGTGAAGGAAGACAGTGAATTGGCAACACCGTAGACCACGGCCTAGAGTCTCAGGGGGTGCTTCTCGATGGGTCTGCCCACGGCAAGGCTAGCCTTCCAAGAACGGGAGGAGTGCCGACGTGCCCCGCAAAACGGTCGGTGTCGCACCACACTTCGAAGCCCTTCCTCCAAGCGCGGTAACAGTAATAGAGGTCTTCAGTACCCGTCTTGGGCATCACAAAATAGGGCTTGCCCAACAAATGCTCCTCGTGGAACGACGCCTTGTCATCGAGATCGACATACCGTGGCATATCGGGATCGGGAATCCCCTTCTCGGTGAAGACTCTCCTCTTGATAAGCATGCAGTGTGTCCCGATGCCTTCTACCTGTATCATCCCCTGATCCATCTCGGCATCGCGCAGGTTTCTGAGATTGTCCTGGTTCCAGCCGTGGAATTCATCCTTCCACACCTTGACGCAGATTTCCCACGGCTCCTCGGGAGACCCCGTAGGAAAGCGCCCTACATACGGCAGGCCGATGATGTCCTTGTCCCATACCAGCATCCGCTCCAGGAAGTCCTGGGGGCATACCGCGTCGTCGTCCAGCATCAGCAGATGGCTGTAGCTGCCCGCCAGAAAGTGCTCCACGAACTCGGTGCGCACGAACTGAATGAACAGCCGCTTGCCGGGGATGATGTCATACGGGATCTTCCGTGCGTCCCACCTCCTGAACAGGTTGGTGTGGTTCCACCGTACCTTATCATTCACTACCGCCGTATAATTCGGCATCCCTACGAGGATTTTGAGGGTAGCTTCTTGGCGATCTTCGCTTCCGTTCCCCACGTTCTGCACGGGAATACCACCTTTCCCATAGGATAGTTTCTGCCTACCTTCTCGGGATGCCTCTTGATCCGGTCCTTGTAACTGCCCCCACGGATGGGACTGCGCTTCCTTCGCCCTTCCGGCATGGGTTCGGGAAACTTCTTGCCCCAGTACTGCTTTCTGTACTCACTCGGGGAGATGCCGTGCCACGCCTTGAACATCTTGTGCAGATGCCCCTTACCGTCCCACAGGCCGATGCGCCAGGCGATCTGATTCATCGTAAGCCTATGATCCCGCAAGAGTTGACGCGCTGCTTCCATACGCTTCTTCGTTACCAGAGTACACCACGATTGGCCGATGTGGATGTGGCAAGTGTACTCTATTGCGCTCTTGGGCCACCCCTCTGCGGAAGTGAGCTCTCCCGGTTTCAAATTCCGTCGGTAGTTGGCATTGATAAACGCCAATATTCGCCGCGCCCGCTCCATTTGGTCTATTTTTGCCATCGCGGGAAATATAGATATGAATATGCACTATGTCAACGATTCTCTTGACATCTGCGGGCGCTGGTTCTATATTTCCCATTGAGGTCTACAAACCCTAAACTTGGAGGTCGCTATGCCGAAAGTAAAGGGAACACCGCTGGGAAGCCATCTGCTCGTACTGCCGGATGTTGAGGAGGAAGGTATCATTATCAAGCCCAGCACCGCCATCAAGGACCGCCCCCAGCTCGGGACGGTACTCGCCGCAGGTCCCGGCAAGGTCCAAATGATGATGGTCAACGGCGAACCCAGGGAGGTCCACCTTCCTATGGGGACAAAGATCGGCGACCGCATTCTCTTCGGGCGCTATACGGGTATCGAGATGAAGCTGTCGGGGCAGGATGTCATCGTGATGAGTGACGAAGACGTGATCATGGTCGTGGACGCCGACGCGGAGGCGGAGCTGTTCGAGTGAACATCCACACCGTCACAGTCACCAAAACCTCTCAGGTGAGGCAAGGCGATGTCTACCGCATCTCGGGCACCAGCAACGGACTACCGCTACCCCCACAACTGTTTCGAGTCGAAACGCCGATCCTACGCTCCTGTACGGTGGGGAGACCATACGTCCGTGGGGCCTTCGCCTATAATCTCGGTGTCGGACGCTTCTGTTCCCGCAATGCTGTGCTATGGCTCGACAGCGTGGGCGTCTACGATACCGGCTACGGCACGGATCTAAGCTGGTGGTATGCGATGATAGGCCAGCAGGACCACGACCGACACCTGGAAAGGGTCGTGGATGACCCCAAGGGGCAGTTCTACCAACTGCTGCGGAACCTGAACTACCAGGAGATCCTGACGGCATGATCAATTGGAAATGGGATAAAATTAAAAGAACGCGCCCGATGGATAAAGATAATCGTCCTGTTTACGAACGTTTCGGGATGACGAAAGAGAAATTTCTTGCTCTCAACGAGTGGATGTTGAGTCTTCCAAAAAGGCGACGAATGGAAAGACCCCAATGAACCTGCTCCCTGAAAAGCCCCTGCTGTGGATCGGCTGGGACCTGGGAATACGCCGCGATACCACGGGCCTCATAGCCGTCTACCGGGAGCCGAAGTTCAACTGCTATTGCTACTGGGGCCACGTATGCCTTCGGCCCCCGGTAAGGGTCCGCGATGCCACGAATATCATCCGCCACTGGCTCCGGACGGAGCGCGTAGGCGGAGTTTTTTTTGACCGCTGGCAGTTGATGGGCGAGGCGCAGAGACTTGCAGAGGAAGGCTATGGCGATATGCTGATCGAGGTGGATCAGTCCACGCAGTCCTCGGCGTTCAGCAACAACCTGAAGGCTATGCTGGATGAAGGGGAAATCATCCCCTATGAGAACGAAGAGGTGCGCAACCACCTGAAATGGACGAACATCATGGTGGGAGAAAGAGGCTGGCGCATCGTCAAGCAACGGCAGTCCCGGCACATCGACCTTACCGTGGCACTGGCTATGGCGCTGTGGGGAGCTGTTCAGGATACGTCGCATCTGACGCATACGGCATACCGGGAGCGCACCCACGTCCGCAGTATCGTGCAGGTAGCGTGATGGCAGATTCCAAGCACCGGATAACGCGCCGCGCCGGGGGGCTGATAGAAGTCATCTATGACATCCAGGCGGAAGACAAGCTTGGTTTCGCCATCCAATTCTCACGCACTGTGCTGGGTGTCGCCTTCACCGAAACCGCCAAAGCCAACATCCCCGCGCATTCCTATTGCTGCGTGGTTGGGGAGCAGTGCCGCTATCCGAGATCCAGAGAGGTGCCGCAGAAGCCACCCGAGAGGATCTATATGGTGCTGGACGAAGCGGACTGCGGCAGGCTCTACGACCTGCTGGTAACGCTGATAACGCTCAAGGACCAGTATCTCGCCGAGCGCTGCTGGGTGCCGATGAAGCCGGAGTCTGTATCCGAAGTCGTTGCCAGGCAGGAGGGGTTCAGCCGCTACAACAAGGACCGGGTGCCCCAGGAATGTAGGAAGCTATGGCCGTCGTTCGTGGATCTGGATACCGTAGCCGTGGTAGACAAGATAGACCTCCCCGCTCCAGAGGCTATGCACAGCGATCTGGAGGTGCTGCTGGACACCTACGCCAAAAACCCGAATACAGGGCAGCCGCTTCTTGACGGCGAGGCAAGGCCTATCCCCAGGCTGCTGATAATCGAGGAGGGCAATAACGAGCGCGCGCAGCGTGCCATCCAGCGTGGGGCGTCGGAGACCTATGCGGCGTCGGCGCTGTGGCTTGCGCTGATGGGTCTGGAGAAGACAAGACCTAGGACGTTCCGCCAGCAGTTGCAGCAGGATGACTTTGTGCCACAGGGCAGTAAATACACGGGGTACTGATGACCCTCGTTGATCTCTGCGATGCTCTGGACTGGAGCAAGCACCGGAAGCTGCACGGCGAACACGCCGAAAAGGGCAAGGAGAAGCTGGGCGAGGACTACGACGCCTTCGAGGACACCGGGAACTTCCGGTGCTGGCTTCTGCAGCAGGCCTTACGTGGTGTTGTTGACTGTGGGGCAAATGACCCGGACCCGGAGCGGGATGCCGCCCGCTTGATACTGGGTCATAACATTTGGCAGCAGGTTGTCAACATACTGGAAAAACAAGGACTTATCAAGATTGAAACCGCAGTTGGAAAACTGAAGAAATAACCTATCCTTGACAACAACTGCTTGTATAGTCTATATTTGAATGGATTTGAGACAATACCGGCACAAGCAGTGTCTCACTCGGGATGAGGCGGCGAAACTGTGGCGCTATCATGATCACGTGCGCCAGCAGATGACGCGGCAGTTGATAGTGATAGAAGCGATACTCAAGAAACCCAGCAACGACAACGGCCAGTGACGTAGAGGCCACACCTACCTTCGGGCTGGTGCGAGGCGCGTAATGGCCCTCATGGGGATAGTTCCCCGTGGGGGCTTTTTGCATGGCTCAGGCACCTCCGATAGCACCTGAAGAAACGCAAGACTTGCGCGAGCCTGCGGACAACGAACCCATAGCGCCGCAGTTCGCGGACCCCGAAGCTCTGGAGTTCGACGCCGACGAGCGCGAAGACATAGCGGATATGGTGCTCCGCGAGTACCGCGATGGCGTCAACGCCCGCAAGACGTGGAACGAGAACCACCTGGTCTACGACCAGATGAAGCGGGGGCAGGTGGACAAGTTCAACCCCCGGCCCGGTCCTTGGCCCAATAGCGCCCATCTCCACGTCCAGGCACCGTTCTGGCTCGTGGACAGCATCAACGTCAGGTTGGTCAACGGTATCTGGAACCAGAATCCGCTGGTCGTCTGCGAGTGGGAAGACCCCGGCGACCAGCCGGTATCCGAAAGAGCGGCACATCGCGTGGAATGGCACCTCCAGCCTAAGCGCATGTCCGCTCGTTCTATTTGGGAGCGCATTTCCGACATCCGCTGTATCCACGGTACCGGCAACGGCTACGTGACGTATGCCAAGAGCAAGTACCGCGTTCCTATCCTCGTTCCCCCCGAAGACCAGACCCCCGTCCTGCAGTTCAACCCCGACGGCACGCCGCAGATAGACGATCTCACCGGCGAGCCTGTCATGATGCCGCCGGAGTTCGAGCGCATCATAGAGGAGCGGACGCGCTACGACGGGCCTACGATATATCCGCTGGAGTGGGATGACGTAGTTACTGTTTCCGGGTGTATGAACCTGCAGCCCAACGACGAGCACAACCCCGGGGGTGCGCACCACGTTATCATCCGCGCCGAAGAGTATCTGAACTTTATGCTCAAGAAAGAGCGGCGCGGCACCTATACGCACATGCTGGACGACGACCACGACGATGTGGAATGGTGGAGATCCCACTATCCGTCGCAGGACGGCTTCGAAGCCGACCCCGAGAACCGGGAACGTCAAAGGCAGCAGGAGGACTCTGAAGGCATAAACCGCACCCAGGAGATTACCAAGAAGGATGCGCTGTTCGACCCGCGCTATGAAGTGCTGGTGCGCTTCGGTCCCTATGCGCTGAAGAACGATGACGGGGAAACTGCAGACGAGGAGTGCGTGTTCTTCGTCTGCCGTAGCCCGCGATTGTTCCTCGGCGGCTTCAGGCTGTCGGACATCGTGTGGACGGGGAAGCGTCCCATAATAGAGCTCCACTACAAGAAGGTGTCGAACCGCTACTACTCTATGGGTGTGATGGAGATCGTCAGAAGCCTGTCGGAAGAACTGGATACCATCCATAACATGCGCATCGACGTGGGGTGGGCGACGAACCTGCCGTGGTACTTCTACAAAGAGGCCAGTATGTTCAACCCGGCAGAGCATACGCTGCGCCCGATGAAGGGCATTCCCATTGACGACCCCGCTTCCGTCCGGTTCCCGCAGATGCAGAATGTCACCACCTTCTACCACCAGGAGGAGACGCTGCTGCTGTCTTTGATAGAGAGGGTGATGGGTGTCACCGACTTGTTCCTGGGTGTGTCCCCGACGACGGGGGCTGCGGCACGGCACGCCACAGGCTACGTGGGGGCGCAGCAGGAAGGTATGGCGCGGATGTCGGAAGTGCTGGAGTCCGACGCGCAGGCGTTTGCGTTTCTCTGCAGTCTGGTCTACGACCTGGATATCCAGTACGGCCCCGAGGAGAGGGCTTTTCGTCTCGCCGGCACTTCGGAGACTATCGCCTATGACAAGATGACACGAGACGATCTGTGGTTCCAGGGGACGTACGACTTCCGCATTGGCGGCTCCCACGGTGCTTACAGCCAGCACTTGCAGCAGCAGCGGGCGCAGGCCGTTCTTGCCGCCGCAGCGCAGTCGCCGCTGACGAACCAGAGTTTGGCGAGACGTTGGGAAGTGGAGGCGCAGTACTACCGTGCCGTAGGTCTCAGGACTCATGAGATAGAAGCCATCATAGGTCCCAAGAACGCCGTACAGCAGTCCGATCCTATGGATCAGGACCGCGAGAACAACATGATGGCGGAGTTCGCCTACGGCTACGGGACGCCGGCACCGATACATCCCAACGACAATGACCTGGAGCACGTGCGCAAGACCTACGCTTTCTTGGCGTCGGATGCTTTCAACAACATCGGGCGTCCCAACGAGCCTGCGTTTATGCAGCACGCGATGATGCACCAGCAGCAGCAGCAGATGAAGCAAGCGCAGCAGGCCCAGATGGCGGCAGCCTCACAGGCCGGTCAACCACGACCACAGGGCGGACCTCAGGGAGCGATGCCGTCCAACCGGGCTGCTGCGCAAATAGAGAACGTCCCCAGCAACATGGGGGCGACGATGAGCGATATCTACGCGGGGCAGACAGGGCAGATTGGCGGTGCCGGTAACGGCCAGGGCGGGCCTCCGCAGTTGCCGTCCTTTCTGAGAGGTGGTTGATGCCTACGACGATAGCGGACAGAGAGCTTTCTGCGATACGGTCGCTGGTGACGAGCAACGGGTGGCTGCTGCAGGGCCACAAGCTTACGGGGTTGCAGACTAAGGCCCTTGCGTCGCTACTGGTGACGATGGACAACGGCAGTGAGGACCGGCAGACGTGGATCGCCTTCGGTGTCCACAAGGGCATCACGGCTGTCCTCCGCGAACTGGAGAAGATGAAAGAACATGCCCTTCGTAAACCCGAGTCCGCAGAACAAGGATAGCATCGCCCGCAACCTGATAGGCAAGGGTACGTATCTGATAGCCCACCTTCCGGGCAACGGCAGTTCTATGGTGATCCACCGGGGGTTGTCGCGCAAGCACTTGCGCTTTCTCGCGGAGTGGTGCGAGGCGGAGATGAAGAAGAGGGGGGAGTTCGGCGATGCCGGTTAAACTGGAACGCGAGCTTAAAGCCCGCGCCGGGAAGATGAAGCGAGCGGGTAAGCGCGTTGACGAAGACGCCTATGTGTACGGCACCCTTCGCAAGACGGGATGGAAGCCGGAGCGGGAGAAGAACAGCCACCCCCGCAAGAGTAGACGCGGGAGGTAACTCACAATGAAGGAGGTGTAGAGATGCCAAAGGGATCGGCGAAGTGCCCGGGGAGTCCCGGCAAGCCCAACAAGGGCGGCAGCGGTACTCCGAAGAAGTCCGGTGGCAAGGGCGGCAAGCCCTCAAGACAGAAGTACTAACAACGGAGTTGTAGATGCCAGAAGAGACTGCGGGCGGTAAAGATAGGGCAGAGCAGACTGTCCAGGCACCGACGCCGGGTGCCGCAACCAAAACCACCGGTTCTCCTCAGTCAGACCCGTCCGCTGGCGCGGCAGTCCAGCCGGTAGGAGACGGTGAGCGTGAGAAGTGGATACCACGTGAACGCTTCGATGAGGTGAACACCAAAGCGCAGCAGGCCGAAGCGAGGCTATCGCAGCAGCAAACACAGATTGTGCAGATGGGGCAGGCGATCCAGAACTTGAGTTCGAGGTTGAATCGTCCCGAGCCCCAACCTTCAGGGCCGACGGAAGATCCTCTCGAAGCCCTGAGACCCGCCTATGGTTCCGAAGAAGAAGGGGGAACGAAGGTATTCGAGACGGTAACGAAGACAGCGCGTATCATCGCCGAGCAGCAGGATAAGGCTCTCGAAGCGAGGCTGGAGCAGAGGCTGGAGCAGATCATCAACCAGCGTGTCGGCGGGGTCACGGCGACACTCACCGTCAACAACGACATCGTGCAGATGCAGCAGAAAGGACTCCTCAGTCAGCAGGAAGCTAATACGCTCGCATCTCGTGTGGCGGCAACGGTGCAGGAGAATCCCGATTGGCAGCCGCATCAGCAGTTGCTGCTGTCGGATTACTACCGCCGTATGCAACTCGCCGGTGAGATCAAAGGAACCCAGCCGATGGTACAGCCCAAGGGGACGAAACCTCCGATGATGGCTGCCGGTGGCGGCGGTGGCAACAGGTCTATGCCTTCCCAGCAGGCGGATTCCAAGGCGGCGATGATGGAGGAAGTGCGGCAGATCAAGCGGATGTTCCGCAACACCTTCGGTGCTATGTCTGACGAGGATGTGGCGAAGTACTACATCCCGCCTACCGATGGTGTGGGTGTTGCCACCACAAAGGATGGGGCATTCCAGCTTCCTGCGGATGTGGCGGGCAACGTAGGTGACGCCAAGATCGTCTACCAGCATACGAGAGAGAGGTGAGATCCGATATGGCAGAGCCAGGAAAGCGTGGGCCGGGACGCCCCCGCAAAGACGAAGCCGTCAGCGAAACCGCGCAGGAAGCGCGGGATGTCGCCGACGCCAAGGCGGATCTCGCCGAGACTTTCGTGCCGGAGATGTCGCTGCTGGATAAGGCGGCGGAATTCGTTTACCGGAAGTCGCCGGATCGGCAGACGTGTCCGCTGTGCGCGGGCAGATACGGTGTTGGGGAAGAGACGCTGGCGTTGATGACGCACCTGAAGCAGACGGAGAAACACCGGGATGCGATGTTCGCGTGGTTCTTGCAGCCCGAACTCGGTCCTAATGCGTGGGCTATCATCAGCAAGCAGAAGTCTCAGGACGAGGCCTACGACCCCGAGGACCCGGAGCTCGAAATCATCGAAGACAACCTGAATCCCAACTTTCTTTCCATCCCGCACAGCACCAAGAAGAAGCTGGATCTCGGTGCCCGTGTGGGGCGGTGGATAGCGCCCGGCAACGTGCGCAAGCGGATGTCACAGGGCTATGTTTTCGAGGCTAGGCCGGAGAACGAGTCTTTGGACTGGCAGCACGATCATACGGGGACGCAGATGCGGGCCAACGAACTGGTCTATATGACGGTTCCGCGCAAGCTCCACGAGAAGCGAAAGCGGCTGAAGGAACAGCGCAACCAGGACATCTATGACCGCCTGCCGGCGTCCATCGAGCAGAAGAGCCAGAAGCTCACGGACGTGGGGCAGGAGACGTATGACGCCTATGCACGTATGGGTGTGCCGCACGAGGCGGCGATGAAGCTGGCAAACCGGGCGGAAAAGGAGGGGCACGTGATTCGGCCCCGTTCCGAGAACGCCGTAATTCATCAGCGGTAGGAGGTGACATCAAGTGGCAAACATCGACAACCCTCATGGGTTCAATCCGTGTGCTCCCATTCTGGGTGCTTCGAAGAAAGAAGTGGCAGCGGCAAATTCCACCGCCATCTTCATCGGGGACCTGGTGAGCATGGTAAACACGGGCACAGTCAAATCGACAGCGGCGGGTGATGCCGTCATCGTTGGCGCGACGGAGGACTACCTTGCGACTTTGACAGCCGGCGAGGTCGTGGTGTACGGTGCGCCGGATCAGGACTTCATCGGACAGGATGATGCTTCCGGCACTCCGGATCAGTCGGATATCGGCAACAACTGCGATATGGTAGCGGGGACAGGGAGTGCGGTGACGCTCATCTCCGCACACGAAATCGGGCACTCCACGCTCACCACAGGTTCTGCGAATCTGCATCTGTGCGAGATCATGGAAGGCCCGGATCTGGAGATCGGCGACTGGGGGGAATGGCGTGTGCGGATCATGGAGCATCTGATGAGGACCGGCAAAGCCGGTGTCTAACTGAGCCCATCCGGGTTGGTTGGGACATTCCATAGCCCCGACCTCCCGGTTCAAGGCCATCAGGAGGTGACAACGAATGGCAACAGTGGCACGAACCAGCGCGTTCCCGAATAGTACGCTGACGCGGGGAATCCACACGATCATCGGATTCAACTTCACGTCTCGGGAGCCGGTGTGCGAAAAGTTGGCAAACGTACGCGACTCTACGGCGGTTCGGGAGCAGGAGTTGACGATGGGCGGTGCCGGTCTCTTCTGGGAGAAGGACGAAGGGACCGAGATCGACTATACGTCATTCAATGAGGGGTTTCTGAAGAACTACACCTACGTCGAGTATGCCCGAGGTTTCCGCATCACCCGACGTATGTACATCAACGACCTGTATCAGACGATGGAGCAGCATCCTGCGGAACTCGGAAGGATGGCAATGGCGACACGCGAGACCGTGGCAGCGGGGCCTTTCAACAACGGCTTCGCCACCGAGACCACGGCAGACGGGCAAACTGTCTTCGCCATCACGCACGTCCGCGAGGACGGTGTTGTCTACCGCAACGAGTTCGCCAGCGGTTCCGAAGCCGATCTTTCCAGGACTTCCCTGGAAGCGGGGCTGATCGACTTCCGCGACTTCCGCTCCGGCGGTAGTCTGCGGTTGCAGCTCGAGCCCAAGACGCTTCTCACCGCTGACAACAGTATCTTCGAGGGGTGGCGCATTCTGGAGTCCACCCACGAACCGGAGACGGATGTCAATGCCATCAACCCTGTGTCGCAGATGGGGCTGGCGCACCAGACGTGGAGCTATCTCACCGATAGCGATGCGTGGTTCCTGCTTGCGGCAAAGGGAACACACAGCTACAACATCTTCGACAGGGAGAACTTCTGGAGCGATCACATCATCGACTTCGACACGATGGATGTGAAGTACTCGGGGCTTATGGCCTTCAGTGTGGGGGTCACTGACCCGAGGGGCGTGTTCGGAAGTCCGGGTATCTAGTACACAGTGTAAATCCCGACGTGGGGAGATACCACGTAGCGGCAAGGGAGGGGGGAGTAGGCATCCCGCCCAAACCCCCATCACTTTCAAAGAGGATGACATGGCGAATCTCGCAACAGTAAACGGTCGCTGGGTGAATCTCGAAAAGCCCGGCGGCGCGGTTTTCTTCGTTGGTGGGGGCACCGTAGCCTATCTGGGTAGGGGCGCTTCCGACAGCAACAAGGGCACCACACCGCAGGAGCCGTTCGCTACCATTGACGGCACTGCCGGTGCTCACGCGTCGTGTGTGGCGGATCGCGGGGATACCATCGTGATGCTCCCCGGCACCGTCACCATCACCGCCGCCATCGCGTTGGATTTGGCGGATGTGACACTCACGGGTTATACGGTCACGGGGCCGAACATACGCAACCCGTCGGTTGTCACGTGCGCCACGGACTCCGTGTCTATGATCGAGGTAGACGCCGCGAACGTGAACGTCGAGAACCTGACGATTACCAATACGGCGACCACGGCTGACGTGTTCCTGATCGACGTGGGTGACACCACGGCATCTCCGGGGGCGATCCTGCGCAATCTGTATGTGGACTGCGAAGGTGGTGCGAATACCGTCAATGCCATCCGCATTGGTGACGGGACGGTGGTATCCGACTATTGCACCATTGAGGGTTGTACGATCTACGATCTGGACGATATCGGTATCACCGTTGCCGATGCTTCGGAAGGATGCATAATCCGCAACTGCCGCATCTTTGATAGGGCGTCTGCGAATGTGGCTTTGACAGGTATAACCATCAAGGCTGACAACACGATGGTAGACAACTGTGTTGTCAAGATCGACGGTACCTGTATCGAAGTGGAAGCGGGAGCGACGGATACGCAGATCACCAATACGCACCTCTATTCGTTCGCCGCTGCAGGTCACTGCCTCCATATCACAGCCACCGGGTCGGTGTGCGCTAGCAACATCTTCTGCACGGCGGAACTGGCGGAATATGCCGTGGACTTCCAGACGGCGGTGACGGGGCTTTCCGGTATCATTGGTTATACTTCCGCACCTGCTGACGGGTCGATCTCCGAACTGATCAACCCGAACATCGCGTAAGAAAGTAGCAGCTACGCCCGGGGCACCCATAAGACCCCGGCTCCGTGGCGGGTTAGTAGCTTCGGCCAAAGCCCACTTTCACAAGGAGAAGGACAATGGCACGACGCAAGAACGTCTCCTACTTCCTGAACCTGCAGGGGGGGTTCAGTGGAGTCAATAACCCCGGTGGTGCCGTCTACTGGGTCGGCGCTTCCGGCTATGCCGCATACGACGGTTCCAGCCCCTCCGATGCCAACGACGGGCTGTCGCCGCAGGAACCCTTCGCTACAATCCAGGCGGCGCTCAACGCTTGCACCTCGGGGCGTGGGGACATCGTGATGGTGCTGCCAGGCACCTACACGGTGACGGCGGCGATCACGATGAGCAAGGATGATGTGACGCTGGCGTCTGCGTTGCCGGTAGGACGGCGGGAGCGAAGCCAAGTCATCATCGCCAATTCCACCGATGTCAACACGCTTATTATCACCGGCAACGATTGCAAGGTGATAGGTATCGGTTTCGATGATGACGTGGCGACGGCGACAGCGGCGACGGCGGCGGTTTGCATTGGCAACATCGCCTCGTCTGCGGTCACGGTGTCCAACACCATCATCAGGAACTGCTACATCGACATGTTGGGATCGGACGCGGACCGTGACGGCATCTGCGTGGGTCTGACGGCTGACGCGTCCGACGGTGGGCCGCACACGCTGATCGAGGGCTGTACCATTCTCGATCCCGACAACTGCGGCGTCATCATCAACGTCGGATCGCCATACACGGTGGTCCGCGACTGCCACATCTATGATCTCGTCAACCTGTGTCTGTATGGCGTCGAGGTGCTGGCGGTTTCCTGTACCGTTGAGCACTGCGATATCCTGGTGTCGGCAACAACTGGACCTGGGGCGTGCATCCACAATGGCGTGGCGGCTGCAAGGCTTCTCGCCGTCAACAACACGCTCCACGCCTGGGGTGCGGACACTACGGCGATTCTGGTTATCAACACTGCCACGCAGCGCACGGCAAACAACTGGATCACGGCAACAGCGACGAAGAACTCCGTGGATTATCTCACGGCCTGCACCTCGCCGTCGGCGGACGTCAACTGGTATGCGTTCTACGCCGCAGATCCAGCAGGGACGGATGCTACGGAGGTCAGCGTCGCTGGCGCTTAACGGAGGGAAAACATGCTGTCACGACGAGCGGCAGAATACGTACTCCACCAGCATCTCTCTTCGGGGACGCCGCTGGAGGATGTTGTCGCCAAGTGGACACGCACCTATCCCGACGATCCTGTCATTGTTGTGGAGGCGGAGGCTTATATCAAAGAGTACCTCCGTCTCTACAACGATGGTGTCGGCGCCTTTGCTGCGAGTCAGCAGGTGTTTGACAACCGTGGTCGTAAAGAGGGCTATTAAGAAGGCCAAGAAAGGATAGACTATGCCTACTCCCGATCCTGATGTGGAGAATGTGCCCGTAGGCAATGTGGGTTCGGCGACACTCCACTGCAACTGGACATCTGCGGAGAACGACGATCTCACAGACTTCGTATTCCTGGACACCGAGGATGCGAAGTACTACGACAACCCGCGCTACGCCATCAAGACGCTGGACTGGACGTGTTCCTCGTCGGTGCAGGTGGTGGTGGAATTCGAGTCCCTGGGGAGCCGTCGGGTGATTCACGCCATCCCTGAGGAAGCCACCAGCGGTAGTGTGGACTTCTCTGACGAACCCAGCGGGTGCATCTCCGATCCGTTCAGGGAGGTGCCCAGCAACGTTGTTGTCACTACCACTGGGGCGTTGCCCGGAGATCGGCTGTTCCTGCGCACCACCTACAAGATCAAGGGCAAAGTCCCCGCAATGGGGGTGCTCACTCGCGGCACAGGCTGATAGGAGGGACAGATGAGTAAGACCCTTCTACAGACTGTGAACGCAGGCCTCCTAGCCATAGGTGAGCCCGAGATTGCGGCGTTCGACACTGCCCGCGATGATATCGTGCAGGAGATGCTGATCCAGGAGGCCAACAACGCCGTACGCGAAGTCTTGTCGCTGGGGCACTTCCGCTGGGGTCTGCATCGTTCTACGTTTCTGACGGTGGATGACATCACCGAGGAATATGTCGCTGTCACCAATGGTAGCGCCACTGTCACGTCAGTAGACGAAGACGGCGCTGACGCCACCAACTTCGGCGATGTCACCACGGATATGTTCATCCGCGTGGGTGTGGACCTGGAGTCCTACAAGATCACCGACGTAGATGTCGTCAGCACCCCCAACACGCTGACGATAGAACAGGCCTACCGGGGCACCACCGACACTGATACCACCTACGTCATCTTCCAGGACACCTACGACATCACCACGTCGAATGTAGATGAGATCAAGCTGCTACAGTACGGGCAGGGGCGTGTCTACATTCAGGCGGGTCTCGGTGACACCATCATCGAGCAGGTGAAGTTGGAGACCATCTATCGCGAAGCCGGGGGGGACATACACCGTGACACGTCCGGGAAGCCTGCGTTGTTTGCGGTGATTTCCAACGACGCCGACGAATACCCGCGCATTGTGCTGTGGCCGTATCCCAAAGACGTGTACTTGATGGAGTTCTGGTATCTTCTGAACTTCGACGAGAATGAGACGGCGGCGACGGCGATGTTCGGTGCCGACGCTCCGCTGGTCGCCTACGACGCCGTAGAGTACCGCGTCTGCCGCCGGGCATGCCAGCACGATCAGGACTGGACGGGTTTCGAGGCGTGGGACCGGCAGCACAAGCAGGCGTTGTCGCAGATCGTAGCTCGTGAAAACCGGGGGCGCATTGACAACCAGATGTCTGTGGAAACCTTTCGCCGGGAGTCGTGGCGCGGTATCCGTGGGCAGTCCGCTATAGCATACGACACACAGTCTGCGGTGAGGCACTGGTAATGGCACGCGGTAAGGGTTGGCACGAAGAGCCGCACTATGCGGAGGGCGAGGGCATCTGCCGCATCAGACCGCGCAATGATCCCGAGTTCCCCAACGGTGCGTGGTGGGATCTCTACAACTGCGTCTACGACAAGGAATCCGACAACCCGGAGTGTCTTAGGGGCGGCACGCGCATAGGGTCTACGGACATGGGGGGCACGGTGTCTGGGCTTTTCGACTTCGACAACGGATCGAAAGCCATAGCCACCTGCACGGATGGCAAGATATACGAATACACGGCGTCGGACTGGACCGCCGACGCTACGGGAGCGCGGGGGTCTGGCAATGACACCGCCGCCACAACGCGGTGGTCGGGGTGCATGTATTACGGTGCAACATCGGTAAAGAACCTGCTGATACTGTGTGATGGCATTGACGCCCCGGCCAAGTGGGAAGCCACAGGGCACACCACCAATCTTGGTGGCGGGGCACCAGCGACGGGAAACTTCCCCGCTCCGTGGCAGGGGAGATTGTGGATGGCAACGGGGACCACGCTATACTGCAGCGATACCAACGACGCAGAGGATTTCACCGGCGGGGAAAACATTGCCATCTACCGGGGTTACGACGGCAATATCACGGGGTTGAAGCCGTTCTCGCAGAATCTTTTTATCTTCAAGAGGTCCAGCATCTACCGCATAGGACCCACGGAGACCTTCAACCAGAGTACGGTGAAGAACGTCTCCACGACATTAGGGTGTGTGAACCACAATACCCTTCAGGAAGCGCAGAACGGCAACTATCTGGTGTTCATGAGTGAGCGTGGTCCTGCGGCGCTGATGCCGTCCAACAACTATGCGGGGTTCAGGGTGGAGCAGATCGGGCAGTGGGTCAAGCCGATCACGAAGTATGCCAACAAGGACGCCGGCAATGTAGCCTGGGGCTTGTGGAACGGCGATAGGCAGGAGTACTATCTGCACTACGCCGTAGGTTCTGCGACCTCTGCGGATCAGGGTGTCATCGCCAACTTTGCCAGGAACAGGAAGCCGCCGAGGTGGACGCGTTTCAACATCCTGAACTTCAGCGCGGGTATGATGTTCAACGAAGGCAACACGGATTACCTGCAGTGGATCGGTGATGACAACGGCAGGGTCTACCAGATGCACGTGCAGAGCGAAATCACCGTAGACAATACGCCGATATTGGGGCGGATGGCGAGCAAGTACTACGTCAACGGTGCGCCGAACCACATGAAAAACTACGGGTGGGCGTTCGTGGACGGTGCTGCCGATGGTGCTTATTCCGTGAGTGTCTACTTGCAGATGTTGCGGACGGGAATGCAGAGTGCGCCCCCGAACACCGAGGAGGAGGCTTTCAGCACGGCGGACTCCACCTGGGGTGTCGGCAAGTGGGGAGAAGCCCTGTGGGGAGGCTCCGGCACCGTAGGGCGCAGGATACGCCCCTCCAAGGTTGCACGTGCAACGGGTATGGGTATCATCACAGAGAGCACGCGGTGGTATCTGATCAATGGCAACATCATAGCCTCAGACATCAGGGGTACGAACATCGCAGCATAAAGGTGACACATGGCGACACTGAGAGCGAGCCTGGCGAGTCACGCTGCGAAGGACGGCAGCGGCGATAAGATCTACGGCAGCGAAGTTGACGAGAACCCTTACGTTATTGCTGATATTTTGGATGGCACCACCAGCACCCCGTTGGGGCAGGCCGGGGATATCACTGTCGCCAACGGCTACGGGTTGGTGGTGGGTCATACCGCGCAGGTCGCCGCAGGCGGCACGACGTTCGAGATGCAGGTGTTAGGCACTGCCGCCGCCGACAGCGGCTTAGGTGTTGTGGGCTTCAGCGCCACGGCAGCGACGGCACCTATCATCTCCTTCGGGAGGTCCAAGGCCGCTGCCATCGGCACCTATACCATCGTCGCCGACAACGACATCCTGGGGACTATCAACTGGGCCGCCGCTGACGGGGTGGACCTAGCTACGATAGTGGCGAGTCTTTCCGTCGAAGTCGATGACGCCACCCCTGCTGCTGATACCGTGGGCGCGGCTATGGTCATCAAGACCTCCGCCGCCGAAGGTACTATCACCGAAAGGTTGCGTATTGCCGGTGATGGGACGATAGTAGCGGCGGTGCCGGATGTGACGATCTTCGATGACAGCAACAACGCCGATGTATCTGTGAAGATCGGCACCAGCGCTACGGAGTGTCTGACGATACAGGTCCTAAACGGTGCGGCG